CCCATTTTGCCTTTTTGTTCGTCACTCATTTTTTTGCCCTTGTTTGCGCCTATTCCACCATTTTCGAAATAGGCTTTTAATGATGCTTTTTGTTTGTCAATTGTGTCTTTTGATTTAACCCTTCCTAACTGAGATTTATTATGACCGCTAACAAATCGTTTTTTTGAATTTATCATGCATGTAAAGGAAGCCTTACAGCCACAAGCACATATTCGCTCTTCTCGATTAATATATCTGGGACTGTTTATGCCTATTTGATGATTACAAATTGTGCATTTACAGCCTTTAGTATGTCCTCTTTCCTCTGTAGTTAATCCTAAATGTGCAATTGACATGTTATGTCTGGCTTCGTCTGTATGCTTAACTCCCAACGGACTGCCAGCTGTGTTGCAAATATTAAAGGTTGGCGATAAGGTGTCAATCCAAAATTGCTCCATAGGAATTAACATTTCCTTACTATCAACTTCTTCAAGAATTTCAAAAGTGAAAGCCTCTTTGCCATATTTATTCCATGAATTTTGCAAATATGTATTTTTATGAGTATTGTGTTTTAGCAAAGTTAGATGATTAGTCTTTCTTTTTGAATAATTTATAGCAGAGCCAATGTAAAAATCATGCGTTATTGAGTTCGTGATCATGTATATTTTCATAATATTATTTTCATATAAATACCAGCATAATCAAAACCTAAAACAACAGTTAATTAACAAGAATACAATATTTTCCAGTATCTTCCATCTTTTAATGGAAAAAGCAAATAGCCTGAGTAATCGTCACCGAGATATCCTACGGTTTGCCATACTAAGTTATGATAGTCGCCTTCATCGTCCTGACGCATATATTTTAACTTACGATCACCCTTTTCATAGTAAAATTTATAGTCCGAATATCCTGATTCCTTTTCGTCAGTTTCTTCGACTTCAACATATCCGATATGTTGCCAATCAAGATCGTCTAATTCAATTAGATCGAAATCATATGAGATATTATCTTTGACAAACATTACAGCGGCATTATTTTTTCGAACAATACCTCTTTGCACATATCTCATTTCAGCTTCGAACTCAGCCAACGCTGTTTCTGCCTCGGCATCCGCTTCTATTTTACGACAATTGTAGTCATATGCTAAACTGATCTCGTTACCATAATTGATGCCTGTGTCGCCGAAGTCTTTTGAAGCTTGCTTGTCTTCGTCACTATAGTCTTTTCCGTTATTCATATTGTGATTGTTTATAATTTATACGGTATAAAATATAAAAGGTTACAAAAAAGGCGATAATAATTTAATATCATCGCCTTTTATATTCGTGTCAGTTGTTATAGTTCAATAACCCCTGTATCGTTCTTTGAAATAGAATCGCCTGATTTAGACAATACCATTAAAGCATTGGTAACTGTGCTGGATGTTTTTGCACTAAATTTGCTAGTTACTTTTTCCATGTCAATACCATTCTGCATGGCAATAACGGTGGCGATAGTTTCGCAAATCGTGGTGTAGTCTTCAAGAACAATGAAATTCTGTCCCATCAAATCTTTCCAGTAGTTGAATACGAGCGAGTCGTTTCTGTAACCAGTTTCATTTACATGAATGTGGTATACATTATACATTCGCTGTGCTTCTGCAAGCAACTGTACGTCAGTAACGTCTTCGGATTGAGTATACCCCATTACCTTTTTCAGATAATTAGAATTGATTTCAGTCCAGCTACGTTCGTCGCCGATTGTGAATAAGAAACCTTTTACGCTTCTTTTTTCGAAACAGTCAATCGAAGTGTGCCTTCCAGCAGTAAGCCAAGCTAACAGGTAGCTTTCGTGATTACCACCGCCACCGCCTCTTTCGATGTACATTTTTGTAAGCCAGCTGTCAATCAAAGTTGTCTCTGATTCAAATTGACCTAATTGAAGCGGAGAGTCGTCGCTGATATGATCTCCAATTGCTCCAAACATGACCTGTGGGTCTTTGATGCCATTGTCGATGATGGTGTTCATCAGTCCACCAAGATTGTTTTTTACGATATTTTCAGGAACCATTCCCATGCTGCCTGTAACATCGACAAATACCATTACGGCTAAAGATTCTGGATGCTCGTCGCTATCCCTTGATTCTCTGTTCTTGTCAACAAGAATCTTTGGGGTCATATCAACTGATTCTTCGCTTGCGAAGATTTCCGAAGCCGATTTACCTCTTTTGGATGCGCTTATGGTTGCAAACGCATCTTCCGTCCATTTTCCACCGCCCATTATGCTTCTGGCTCAGGTGTTACAACGTTAGCAACTTCTTCTGCTGGTGCTACCACTGTTGCATTTTCTGATGCTGCTGCTTCCTCTTCGAAAGACTTGAATTCTGAATGTACTGGATTTCCCATGATAATAAAATTTAAATTAAAAATTGATGTTTATATTGATACTTAAAATAACTTATACGTATGAACTTTAAAAATGTTACAAAATTTTGCAATTATTTTTACAAATTCAAATCAAAAAATTTTGGCGGAAAATGCTTCTTCAATAGTTCCCTGTACTTGGCATAGGTATCTAAAGAGCATTCGTGTTTTGTGATCAGGAAACTTAATATCTCCTTGTGAATGGAGTTATCAGTCTTTAGCTTCATACCAGCGGCTGATTTGTCGCCAAGCAAGTATAAGGATATCTTCTTTGCTAATTCGAGATCAATATCATCTGTCGCAATTTTCTTTGTAAAAAGCGTTGCTGGATACCACATTTTGTATTTTGCTGAAATTGTCTTAGCTTTGCCGTCCAGTTTTGCCATGTGATAAAAAGTCGTGCATATAATGCCATGATTAACTGGCACGACGAATACAGATGTCGGATTAAAGCCTAAATGGGAATAACCTTGACTTTGAATATATAATGAGTATTCAAACAGTCTGCTGAATATCCAATTAACATGCTCTTGTGACAATTTTTGATTTGTAAGAGGTACTGCTCGATTCAATAAATGTACGGTAAGTTTATCGGCAGTTAATTCCATGCTTTCAGGCATGTATTTCTGAAAGTTCTTTGAAGCAGCATCTGTTTTTTGTTTGAAGATTCGATAGTTATTGTACGAAGCGGTGATTAAAGCTTTATTCGCCGCAGTCACTGCGTAGACTATCTTATCGTCAAAGACACGAAACTTACCAGCTTCATCCTCATACTCTGCGCCATTTTCCTTTAAATCCTTATAACCGTTGAGGATTGCCATTGCTTCGCTTGCTTTGGATAATGAACTATAGTCTGGATGAATTAGCTTGGAATACGTAATGTATGTTTTCTTCCAATCAGCCTCAAAAATATCGCTTGGCTTTTTCGAAGCAAGCAATTTGTTAATAACTTCTAAATCTGTCATTCGTTCGTATTATTTTCTCGCTTATACGAGCAAACTTTTTGTTTGTTACAGATTTTGATAGTTATTAAATAAAAAATCCGTAAATCATTTCTAATTTACGGATTTTTATAGTGATAAGACTTAAGGTTTATACAATATAACAGGATTGCCTAAGTATAGGTATGTGCCTGGCGTTATGATGGTTATGGTAATTGTGAGATACATATCATTACTTGCCTCAACAACACGATTTGATGCTGTATAATTTCCTGTTGTTGATGAATTCACTAATTTGCTTCCAGAGTTTCCAGTGATTGCATCTGAATATATTAATGAATTACTATAAGCACCAATACCAGCTAGAGCATCCCTTGAAATGGTATTGAATGTCACCGTATAATTGGTGGCGTCTGTTTGAACCCAAATCTTGTATTGCTGTATGTTACAGTTTGTTGGAAGCGTTAATGGAAATGCCACAACTGTTCCAGTGGCAACAGTTTCAGAACGTAAAACGTTTGTCCATGTAACACCTTTAGCATAAAAATACCCTGAAACAACAAGCGTTCTATACTGATTTCTGTTGGCATGTCTATTGACGATTGAGCATCTAATAAACCGTTGAAATTACAATAAACAGCATGTGAGCCTGTAAATGTATTTTTTTCAATTCTAATCGTTCTAATTGCTCCAGTTCCTTCGTTTACACTACCATAAGATTCAAATAATATTGAATTAACCCAGCCTCCTTTAAATAAAGCGGTATCCTCATATGAATAGCAGCCTTCAACAATCAAACCTCTACAGTAGAAATAATGTCCATTATAAATACCAGCAGCAACGTGGATTGATCCACGACCATTTCCTTCGAAATGCATGCCACTTATTAATGTATTGTAATTGTCAACATCAAAGGTTCTGTTTGGAGATAAGACACTTGTAATATCAACACCAGAACCATAATTTAATTCGGCGTCACAACCATAAAAATGTAAGCTCATACCCCAAATAGTCCAACCATTACGTCCATTACCTGTTGATGTGCAAGAGTAGTAGTTTATATCATTTTTTTGACCTGTATTTGTCGGGGCACTTTCAGCACT